TTTAAAGCAAGGGGATTTCGTGGTGGGTCCTCCCCTTACAAGTTTAAATTATATATTATTTCTTATGTAGAGTAAAGCCTTTAAAATAACTAGGTAAACCCAACATAATTCTTTTATCATATAGATTAGATTTAGCATTTTTACCTTTTAAATTATTGTAGTGTAAAAATACTTGACCACAGTTTTTACCTTTAAATTCTTCTCGCCAATGTTCTAAATCACAACCAGAATAAATTAACATGTCTCCTGGTTTAAGATTAACTTCTATTCCAGCTTGACCGTTTTTTCCAGTTGGATCTAAATATATAGGCCATGGCTCACCACCTAGATTCAACGTGGTAGATATTTCACATGAGTACCTATCTTTGTGTCGAGCTAGGACATCTCCTTTTTTGTAAATTCTTGCATAAGAATTTGTTTCACTGAGTTTTAAACCAGTGTGTTTTTCCATAACAGGTTTAACTTCATGTAATAAAGTGTCCATAACAATGTCACCGTAGTGTGAATAAGTGTTTGGTACTTGTTTATCATTCCATACACCATAATATTCTGTAAATGGAGATAGGTATTTTTGATCAAATAAAAATCTTGCAACATTTCTTTTGTTTAAAAAATATTTATAAACAAAATCTGCCAACTCAGGTGAGATAGCATTTTTTAGTACTGTGTATTTATTTTTTTTAAACGACATTTAATACTCCTTTTATTGAAATGGATACCCTAAATTCCAGATAACCAAACTGTTTCTTTCTCCACTTTTTACAGGACATACTCTATGCCATACAAAACTTGGAAATACTACCACAGATCCTTTAGGTAAAATTTCTTTACATTTATGTATATTACGTTTTTTATCAGGATCCATGTTTCTAAAATCAAATTCTAATTCTCCACCCTTATAATTTTTTGGGTCAGATAACGTGACTGTTACTGATAATTTTCTAATCTTTCCGTTAATGGGGTCCTCTTTTTGTTTTTGATAAGGTTCGTTGTCACTATCACAATGCCAATCATAATACTGGCCTTTTTTATATTTTGTAAATTGACAAGATTCAGAATGATCCCATTTAAAATTCCAACCTGCTGATCTATTAGCCTCATGGATGTAGGGCTGAATTTGATTATATATCCATCTATCATTCATCCAAACAATATCTGAATTTCTTTTCTTTTTTAAATCTATAACTTGTTTTTTATTTAATTTTTTACCACCAAATGCACCTGTAATTGCCATTTGTTCTTGTAATTGTTTTCCGTATTTAGAAATATCATCACAAATACGTTCTGGAACGGCTGATTGAAAATACCAATAATAGTTCTTTAAATTCATATGTCTTTATAAATTTATTATAACTGATTTAAAAATATTTGTAAAGAATAATTATGCGGATACCCAAGCTAGTGCTGATGCATCCCAATTAAAATTATTTTGTGGATCTTCATAATCTGTTGCTATCCATTTTAGATTCTCTTCGTCCCAAACAACAGCTTTATCTGTTGTATCTGTTGGGTAAGTTACGGGTGCGTGCCAATCGTCATTAGCATCTAGTGCCCATGAAACATAAGGTTGTGGACTTATAAATTTATTTTTTGCAGAATCATAAGTATAACCTATGCCTGCATATTGTTTTCTAAAATTTGAGTTATAAGAAGTTTGTTTCCAATTTGGTGTTTTAAAAAAGTTAATACACCATGTTTCTCCATCAATGTGTTCATCGGATGGTACGCAATCATTGCCTACAACGACTACTCTTAGGACTACGTTATTGTTATCTAGTTCTGCAAAATATGCCATATTATATACCTACCACGTAATTACCAGAAGATACAAATGTTGCAACTTGTTCCCCTCCTGCAGTTGTTACTGTATTACTCCCTCCGGTAACTGATATATTTGAATCTGCAGGTGATCTAATTATAACAATCCCTGATCCACCAGCTCCTGCAAAAATACCTGTTGGTCCACCTGGTCCACTAGTACCACCTCCACCGCCACCAGTATTTGCTGTACCATCTCCAGCTTGTACAGGCCCGGTTCCCGGAAACTTACCACCTGTTCCACCACCTCCGGCTCCACCAGCTCCAAAAGAAGTAGTTACATTTGCACCACCACCTCCACCTCCTGCGTATGTTACTGCTGAACCTGTAATTGAACTTGCTCTACCTGCACCACCAGCACCTGCTTGACCACTGGCACCATCTGCACCATTGGCAGTTGCTCCACCACCACCACCGGCAGCTTGACCGGGTCCACTAGGTCCTGGAATACTAATATAACCCAATCCACCAGGACTACCTTGAGGTCCACCATCTGCAGTAGGAGTAGCAGGTGTATTACCAGATCCTCCACCCCAAGCAGGAAAAGGACTTCCACCACCTCCACCACCACCTGAACCACCATTTAACAAACCATTAGGTCCATCACTGTGTGAAATACCACCACGACCACCACCATAAGTTGTACGTGTTCCACCATTATAAGCCATTACTGAATTTGCACCAGCACTACCAGTACCTCTTGAGGCTGCACCACCAGCACCAATTGTAATTGCGTAAGTTGTCTCTACTAAAAAAGGTACTCCTGCAGCGGCTGGATTAGAAAATGAGTAAGCTAAACCCCCAGCTCCTCCACCACCACCTGCACTAGTATTTGAACCTCCACCACCACCAGCTACTACTAGAAAATCTGCTGTGAATGGTACATAATCAGCTCTTCCTCCAGAACCAAATCCTAAGACTTGATAACCAAAAGATTTGCCTTTTGTATTTTTAATATTTTTTGTGTTCTTACCTGATGTAAGTTTGTTTTTTAAATCTCTCATATCTAAATTCCTTATGCGTCGTTAGCTGCATCAGTAGTAAAGAATATTTTAATACCTAAAAGTCTAGCTACTCCGGTATACGTATCCGCACCTGCGTTTGCATCTCTAAATATTTGAAAGTAAGTTTGTTGATCTACTGCAGGAGATCCTGCAATTGTAACTGCAGAACTTTCTGCTGAAACTTGTTGATCTTCTACTGTTCCTATACCAGCATCTGTAATATTTACTGCTGTTCCAAAAGCAGCGTCAATAGTATCACTATCACCACATGCTACACCTTGTAATCCAAATATACAGTCTCCTGTATTTGTAGTGCTTGGTGTCCAAAAACATTGGTAAGTAATTGTTCCTTCATTCCATGATTTAGGAAAAGCTACTGAAAATTGTGCATGGTCATCTGCAGTATCTGCAAAATCCATGACTTTCATGTCTGGTCTTAAAGCTGTTGTTTCTATTTGTGCGGCTGCGGCACCTGCAGTTGTTGTTGCATACATAGCTGAAGCTGGAACCCACATAGTTTCTTTTCCTGCAATTTGAACTGCAGCTGTTCCTGATCTAAAAACTCCTGTTCCTTTAGGATTAATATTTATACCAACATTAGTTTCACCTGTTGCTGAAATAACTGGTCCCGTAACTCCTGTACCTGCGTTAGCTATAGTAATTTCATTAACGGCTGAACCTGTAGCTGTTAAAAGCATTAATTCATTTCCATTAGTATCTAAAATAGAAGTTCCAATTTTAGGTGCTGTTAAAGTTTTATTTGTTAAAGTTTGTGTTCCAGTAAGAGTTACATCACCTTCTCCAAAAGGTACATCGTAAACACCTGTGTTAGTTGCAATACCATCTACATATACAATTTTATAACTTTTATCAGTAGCTGACCAAGTAACTGTTGCACCTGAACCAGATACTGCTTTTAACTGTACTGTGTATGCACCTGAAGTGCTATTTTTTATAATATAAAAAGTTTCTGTAAGAAGAGGGACTGTTACAATTTTGTTTCCTGTAATTGCTTCTGGTGATACTGCACCAAGAATAATAACTCTGTTTTGAGCAGCACCTGTTAAAGCACCATCTGCTATAGCTAGTTCTGTAGTGTTAGCTCCAGAACCTGCAGTATTTAAAGTTTGAATTTTGAATCCACCAAGCAATTGTTCTGCAAGGCTTAAATTAGCGTTAGTTTTTGTTCCCCAAGTACCAGCATTTTCGCCGGTTGCCATTAATTCTAGGCCGAGGTTTGTATAAGTTGATGCCATAATTTTGTTCTCCTATTAAGCTGCGTGGTTAACGCTTGTATACGATGTATCACCTGTTATGTCAACATCTTGGTATCCAATTGTTCCTAAACCTACAGTGTTTAAATTAACAGTAATATCTTGTCCTGTCAATCCTACAGTCATGTTTGTTGGACTTATTGCACCTTCATCTGCTGCAAAAGTTACACCTGTTAATCCAACTACATCGGCAGGAGATATAGAACCTACTTCCGCACTCATTGTTACACTAGCTAAAGTAAATGCAGTAGTGTCTCCGGTGCTTACTCCGTTAGCATTAACTTCACTTTTAATAACTTGAGATGTTAATCCAACTACATCCGCAGGAGATATAGAACCTACTGCAGAGCCTACTGTTAAACTAGCTAAACCTTGTGTAAAATCTGAACCGTCACCTACGTTTAAACTACCAATACCTGCACCAATTGTTCCAGGTGCAGAAATAGTAAATACCATATCAAGTCTACTAATTGTAAGATCACCTACATCAGCAGCTAAAGTTTGACCGGTTGGTACAATTATACTTGCAACATCAAATGTAAATGGATCACCCCATTGTCCATTACCAAATGAGTTTACTCCCCAACCATCTGGTCCAAGATGAGCAGACATTGATAAACTTTCAAGTGAAACATTTATAGCATTTTCTCCCCAGGTATTATCACCCCATGCATCAGCACCCCATCCTTCTTCAGACCCAGCTATTACTGTACCTATTTTTGAAGAAAAAGAAACACCTGTTAAAGAAATTATATTTTCATCTTGACTACCCCAAGAGTTTTGACCCCATTGTAAAAGTCCCCAAGTGTCTGATGGTTCTGTGTTTGCTTGTCCACCCATTCCTGAGTGATACTGACAATAATAATAAAGTTGTGGTGCACTAGCTGCAACTACTATTTGTGTGTAAGCTCCAGCATCTCCAGGCGTGCCATTGTAAGTTACACCTGTAGTATATTCAGAACCACCACTATGTGTACCATTACTTGTTGTAGAAAATTTAAAAGGATGTCCACTAACACTGCTGTCTGAAACGTCAAATTTATAAGTATAACCTTCTGCAAGATTTACAGTTTCTTGTAAGTTACCATCTATATAATATCTATTACCAGCACCTGGATTAGCGACTGTTACTGTGAAAGTTCTGATTAAAGACATAAGGATTTACCCCCTATGCTGTTAGTCTCAGAATAGCTGATGATGAATCGTTAGTTGGAAATTGTATTGTAAAAGTTCCTGAAGAAACAGTTTTGTCTCCACCGAAAGCTACAACACATACAGCTTCTGTAGTACCAGATCCACCGTTGGCTTGTGTGTTATAAATTAAACAACCGTTTGCTGTGAAAGATGCTGATGTCCAAGATGTGTCAGTAAAATCTGTAAATGCAGTTGTAGAAGTTAAACCTACACCAGTGTTCACAAGAGTGTTTCCTCCTGTTGTATATCCATTACCATTAGCTACTTCGTTTGAAGAACTATAATCTGTTGTTGCAGCACCTAAAGAAGCTGAACTTGTAAATAATGCAAGTTTAAAAGTATCCCCACCTGATCCGTTAGCATCAAAATCGTGGTAACCTTGTAGTAATTCTTTTTTAAAACTTGAACAAACTGCTGATGATATTGCCATAATATTTATCTCCTAATTTTTTTATGGTGAAGGTGACTTGACTGGTATTCGGATAGTTCCGTCAGTGTAATCGTCTCGTCTTCTTCTCCCAATTTGCATTCCAGCAAACTGTTGTATGCCTGTTTTATATTTATTTTCATACAATGTCAACATGTCCATTGGACCTTTTAAAAATCCATATGCTTCTACCAAACAAGCATATAATAAGATTTGTGGCATATAGTTACTAAGGTAAGTATGAGAATTACCTCCATCACCCGTACCAAGTCCTACTGGCATTTTGTTATAATATATTCTAAATCTATAATTAGCATCCGGTGTAGGGGCTAAATACATACCCCCAGACGTTGAATCTGTAAGACCTGTAGCACCACCAAACATAGCATAATACTTAGGTAATCCAGTAACGTCTTGTCCAGTTAAATCTCCTTCGGGACCTGTTAATCTTCCTACATATTCTGTTAAATATGTTTGATCTTTTTTCTCTAACCAAGTTCCTTCTTCAGTAGTATTAGCAGTATTAAATACTTCTACACCTCTTATAAATAAAGCTCCTGCTGGTGAATTAATTGTATTGTCATCTGCAACTAAACTACCTTCTTTAACAAGTCTGTCTGAGTCCATAGGTAGTTCAATATTAATCCTATGCTCTGCAGCCATAATAAATTCATCAATAATAGTTTGAGTAAGTACAACAGCTGTAATAGCAGGATCATTATCGACTTCTGTAAAAGCTCTAATTGCTGTTGTTAATGTTGCATATGAATAACTTGTTGCCATAATTAAGCTCTATCATTAATGGGTCCGATTGTACATAATAAACCGCCCCCTGTTTCTGTGCTTGTAGCATTACTTGCTAATGTAACATTCACGCCATCAAATTTTGTAGTATATTGGGGTTGACCTGTACCTAAAATTTGTGTTGTGTTTAAAGAATCTACTTTATAGGCCCCAAATACTTTTGCTCCTATAGGATGAGTTCCTGCTGTTGTACGTTGTGGTGCAACACCTC